CGAGTTCAGTCTCGGCGTCAAGACCGTGAATAGCCTTCAAGTCTTGAGCGAGTTCGGTGGTGTATTCGGCCTTGAGGGCGCGAGTCTTAGCAGTCACCGATGTTTGCTCAATGGTGAAAGCCATTTCAGCAAACGGGTTGGTTGTGTTGTTATCACCAAGGGCTTCAGCCAGGTTGGTTGTCATCGCAGCAGAAGCACCACCAAAGCCAGAGGCAGAAGAGGAAACTGTATCAGCGAATGGATCAACACCAGCAGAATCGTTAGTCGAGGTAGAACCTGTACCAGCAGAGAACGAGGTATCTGCTTCGAAGTAGAGAGCCTCTTGACCAGTTTGTGACTGGTAACGGCTTCTCATCGCAAAGATCAATCCAGTGGGACCAGACATAGGCTGAACACCACAGACATCATAAGCGATCAAGTTAGGCATCGCACGACGAACGAGCGAGATCAGAATAGGATCCCACTTGTCGATGTTTGTAGAACCAGAAGCATCTGTCACTGTTTGGTTGACAGGTGCGGCTTCTTTCAGATAACGCTCTTGGTTTTCGAGCAGTTGGGTAACACAGTTTCTTCTCCAGTTGTCCTTAATGGGGGAGAGGTCATTGTGCTCCAGAATTGGCGACCACTTCTTTTGTAGTCTTTCATTTAGAGTGACTTCCATTTGTTTCTCCTTATGGATAGATTAATCTTTTCCGTATCTTGTTAGTGCTTTCGAGTATGCTTGCATACTTTCAGTCAAATTAATTGAGTTGTCGGCTTCATCAGCCACAATTTCTTCTTTCAAGACTCTCAAATCATCAATGATTGGTGATTGTGCAGCCTTTCTGTTGAAATAGTTTTCTTTGAGTGTTTCCATGCTACGAGCGAAACTATCCTCGTCAACGAAGTCAACACCCTCAGCCAAGTTTTCTAATCTCTCGGCTTGTGATAGAGGGATGTCGTCTGTTGCTTCACGAATAATTTCTCTTCGACGAAGATCTTCGATCTCTTCATTGAGACTGATATTGTTTTTCAATTCTTCGTTGAGTTTTTCGTCGTAATAAGAAGCGAGTTGTTGTTTCTCTTCTTCGATGGCTTGAACTCTGGTTTCAAGTTCTTCCACAACGTTCATTTGTGTATCGGGAAAGTTGATGTTGTGTGTTTCAAACAAGGTCTTGATGCCATTTACGAAACTTTCGTTGATCTCGTTTTGAATGCCATTTTCAAGAGCCAGTTTGTTTTCTTCCATCCATTCTTTGATGACATAGTTGAGATATGAATCCACTCTTTCAACCAAACCATCACGAATCTTCTCGACCTTTAGATCAGCCCATTCAGAGTAGGACTCTTGAAGTTCGTTTTGAATTTCAGAAACACGATCATTCACGGCTGCTTCAAAGATTGTCTTAGCCTTAAATTTAAATTCTTCTTCAAGACCTTCACCCTCAAACAAGGCACTGACATGCTCATCACCCATTTCATATGTGTATTTTTCGACAAATTTATCTTGTGCCCCTGCACCAGCAGCAGCGCCACGCTTTGCACGACCAGAAATTTGACGACCAACAGCGGCAACAGAATCGACAGAGGACTTGTTGTAATCAGAGATCACACCCTCGCTATCAAACTCTTCTTCATGCTCACCTTCATGCATACCCTCATGGTAGCCTTCGTCTTCTTCGTGGGCACCTTCATGAACACTTTCGTATTCGTCATCATCATCGGCAAATTTTGCTTTTCTTTTTTCGCCAATAAGTTGTGCGAGTTCTTCGATTTCTTCCTTCGTGAATCCCTCTTCTTCTTCGTCCTCATGGGCGCCTTCGTGCATACCTTCGTGGTAGCCTTCGTCTTCTTCGTGGGCACCCTCTTCGCGTTCTTTCATCTTTGCAAGAACATTGGCGTTAAAGATAGAAGCAGCATCATGCTCCTCTTCGTCGATGACATCTTTTTCTTCTTCGTCCTCGTGATACTCTTCGGCCGTGCCTTTGACACCTTTTTCGTCTCTATTTTTCTTGAACAGAGCCTTGGCATCTTCGGCGAGTTCTTCATCGAGAATCTGCTGTGCTACTTCTAATGGATTCATTTTGTGATAACTCCTATAAGTGTTTCGAATACTATTTATAATTTTTTAAAGCCGAGAGATGAAATCTCTGAAGGCATTGATTTTTGTTTCGTTTAGTTTTCTTGCTGGCGCCTTTTTGACGGCTTTCTTGTATTTGTCGATATGAACCTCTTCAAGAATACCATTGTTCCACACCCACTCTTTTCCTTCCATGATACCATCCACGAAAGCGTCTGGTGCTGAAGGATCAGCAACAATGTCAGCGGCTGTGGCGAGAGAGAAATCATCTTGAACATAGTTGACACCGGCTCTTTCTTTCACAGAACCCATACCCCTCGACGATACACCAAGTTTAGCACCCTCAGATAACAGATTACCAACAATCTTGCCGTATGGTGTTTCCATAATTTTTGCTTTACCGATAAAGTTATTACCGTCTTCGTAAAGTTCTGTGATCATGTGAGACACTCTTTCGAGGTTGACGGTTGGACCATCAGGGTGACCAAGTTCACCAAACGCTCTATTTTGCTCCACAAATTCGCCAACATACTTGTCCACTTCGTTGCGAAGAATGCCAACAGGGTAGACTCTACCGTTTCTATTTTTCTTTTCTGCTTGAAGAAAGATACCTTCGATGAAAAAACGAGGCTTTCCTTCGTGTTGTTCTTTGAGAACTTTGATTGATTCGTTTACTTCAGTGATGAGTTTCATTTCTTCCCCTTAGAGCCCTAACGCTCTTCTTTTTCTTAGTGATCTTTGTCTGCTTCTAGAGATTGCAGACTTTCGACCTTTTCTTTTTCTTGCAGCCTTTTTGGCTGCGAGTTTTCTTGCAAGTTTCTCTCTTGCTGATTGTCGTTTACATTTACCATCTACGAGTCTGAATCCAGGACCACAAACTTTTTTTCTTACCTTTTTACCACCACGAACAACCATTTTTCTTCTGAGTCTTATTTCTTCAACTTCATTTTCAGTTATCAGGCCCTCTGACATCAGCGTTAGTAATTCTATATCTAAATCTCTTTTCTCGACATCCTTTTCGATTGGTCTTCGGTTATGATCTCTATCATCATAATGATCCTCATTTCTGTTCGGTGACAAAATGTTCATCACCGATTTTGTGAGAGAGTTGAAAGACTCGTAGGACTCTCTGTGCATTAGTTTGCCGCTGTAAATTCTAGATAGATTGAGCCATTGGAGTTTGTTGATGTGACTTTACACACACCTGTGAAACCTGCAGGCAAATCACTGATTGGTGGCTCACCATTTTGTCCATACACTGACGCTTGTCCAGTGACAGGACCATGAATAATTTGATCTGATGAACCTCCCCAGAAAACTTGAACACCTTCTGAGTTGATAATAAATTTGTTTAGTTTGATAAAAGATGTAAGACCGCCTGCGGTGATTGCAAAATCGCTTATTTCGGTGCCACTACCATTAGGAATACCAACACTCGTTCGTTTGAATTTGTCATTGACTGGTATGGAAATACTGCCGCTATGATTTGCGTCAAAACCAATAAAAGTTCCATACTTGTTTCTTGTTTGAATTGAATCGTACTGTTTGCTTGCCATTAGGATCCTCTCTCTAACTTAACTGAGAAGTCCAAAACTCTCAGAAACGAATTTTTGTCTTTGTTTACCATCTCTCGTAAAACTTTTTGATTTGTCTCATTCAATGAGTCGTGTGTTTCCATAATCACTGAAGCCATCAATGGTGTGATATCAACTTTTTCACCTGAAGAAAATGACAACGTTTGATTTGTGTTGGTTTGATATGACTCATTGATCTTGGTAATTGGTTTAAGGTACCCTCTCGATTCGTTTAGTTTACCTTTGAGATCTTTTGCCAAAGATACTAAAACTTTTTTTGATTTTTCACTTTTCGCTTTGACAACGATAGCCTTGCCTTTCTTCGATGCTGTGCCAAGTTTCAGAGCCTTGACTGCATCGATGAACGCTCGCTCATTATCTTTACTTGCAAACGTGAAAGAAAAGTTCATCAATCTTTCTCGTTTTTCGCTTTGAAGTTATCGTCGATATAATTGAAGAACTCTTTCTTTTTCTCTGCCGTCTTCAACTCTGCTGGTGAGGAAACACCAAACTTCTTGAGGGCTTTCTTGAAGAACAATTCATATTCTTCTTCACTAATTAGTTTTTCTACTTTGGCTTCAAAGAGAGCATCATCGGCATAATCCTCTGCTTTGGTTTCAATCAGTTCATCAGCGGTAAGATTTTCAATCACTTCCTCTGCTAAAGACTCGGTTGTTCTTTCATCATCATGACTCTCGAAGATTTCACTTCGACGGCCATTCATGGCTTCAAAGAGTCTTTGATTTAGAAGGTCACGAATTGTGCTTTTGAAACCTGATGGATTTTCTTCAACAGTTTCAGATATGGCTTTTTTGATATCGTTGTTCATTTGTTTTCTCCAGATGGTACCTTAGTATTTAGAATCCTTCATCACCCTCAGAATATTGCGGGTTACCCTCTTCTTGCTCAATCTCTCTGTCCATTTTACTAATCATCTTGTCGTCTTGCCGCAAGACATTTCTACGAATGAATTCATGTGAGTAGTATTTACCAGCGTAATCGCCAATTGATTGTAGTAGTTCAAGTCTTTCTCTTTGAACCTCTGCCTCTTTGAGTTCAGAGAAGTATGAGTCTCGAAGGAATGCAAAGGTAATGTCCTCACGAATTTCTTCAAACTCTTCCTTCGAGATGATGCCTTTCAAACGAAGTTGTGTACCAAGAAGATCGTAGAAAAACTCTGAGAATCTTGTTCTGAGTTGTTGAATGAATTTTGTAAACTTCAGTTCATCTCTGGTAATCTCAGTGCTTCTTCCAAGATTGAATTGTGACTCACTTTCAAGACGACTTGGTGGGACATTCAGTGACTTGTAAAGTTTCTTGAGAAAGTATTGCACATCTTCAAGTTCACCTAGATTCTGTCCACCATCGAGTGTGGTGATCTCTGTGCCTTTGCCACCCTCTCGTCTTGGTAACCAATAATCTTCGAGAATGGACTGCTGGTAACTTTGATCTCGAATGTCACCAGTGTTGATGTCATAGACAAGTTTGTTTCGATACTTCTTTTGAATATCTTCAAGATACTGCTCGGCTCTCGCTTTCGGTAAGTTACCAACGTCGATGTAAAAGATTCTTCGTTCTGGTGCCCGTGACACACGATAGATGACAATTGAGTCCTCTGTCATGCGAAGTTGATTCATTGGTTTGATTGCCTTGTGCAAGTACGAGAGCATTCTCTTACCAGATGGATCAGGCAAGCCAGATGGACAGTAAACGATTGTGTCTGGTGATATTTTTATACCCTGTTCATCGCTTGAGAAACTCGTTCTGAAGCCATCTGGATTGTAAACGTAAAACTCATCGGTAACAGTTTGCAGTTCCACACCTGATTCTTGATCACGCTCTTTCTTGAGTTCTTTGACCTTTTTGATTTTGATTGGATCGATAAAGCGAAGTTCTTGCACACCCTCACCTGGTGCGTCTTCATCAATAAGCATGTGATAATATAATCGACCATCAATATACCAACGTCTGAAAATTTCATGTGCCCTAGTTTTGAGACGAAGCATGCGACAGAGATTTGAAAACTCTGCACTAATGGCTTTCTTCACCTTAGCACCATACTTATCACCAATGTCATCAAGTATAATTTCTACAGGCATTTTTCGATCATCATGAACAATTGCCTCATTCACAATATCATTAATCGCTTGCTCAACCTCAGGCATGATAGCCATTTTGCGATACTCTTGAATGAGATCTACGTCAGATTTGTTTTGTGTGTGACCGTCAAGGTCTAGATAATAACCATAGTTGCCAAACCCATAGCCAGAACTAACGGTCAGTGAACCGTCATCGCTTTCGGGTGCTATTACAGTTTTTGGTTTCTTGTCGTCATCGCTGCCGAAAGTAAACCCGAATAATTTTACAGCCATTTATCACTCCATTACAATACGAAAGGCACTAACTATTTAGTCCGTCGTATTTGATTTGAAGTATTGATACTCTAGAGTTACCGGGAATTCTTCGATGGCACCTGTGGACTCATAATTTAGTTCTATTGCACCGAGAGTAGAGGGCCAGCAACCTACGATTTCATACTTCTTAAGTTCTTCGCCATCTTTACCAAGTTGTGTCACAGTCCATGTTTGTTGTAGTTCTTGAAGAGAAACAGTACCTGTGTTTCCTTCCATAGAGTTGATCAGGTGATTCCATTTTTCGAATGCGTCACGAAGGGCAAAGTCTGTGTCATTGATGATTGTCAGTTCCCAAGGTTCAAAAGTTCTGTCACCAGGAACTTTGAGAACGCGACCTCTAAATGGCACTTCGATAGGCTCGATTGTCATACCAGGAAGAGATGCGCCTTTGCACAAAAAGCGAACCTTGTTTTGTGGTCCGCCACCACCGAGAGCATTACCGACAGCACCACCGATAACTCTACCCTGAGCGCCAGCAGCAGCGCCGCCAACCTCTGCTAATAGTCCAGACACGGGGCTAGGAAAACCACCTTCAACACGAAAGAGGTTTGGTCTTGCGCCGCCACCTGGCAACTGTCCTTTGAAGTCATCGATTCTGAGCGTCATTTATATCTCCTTAGGCGAATGCGTCTTGAACTTCTTCAAATGCTACTCCAGTTCCAGTTGCGATGAAACTGAGTGA